GACATGAATAATACTCACGTTGAAGATATGACTGAAACTTTTGAACCAATGTTTATTGCTTAAAAGTTAAAAAGTCACTTTTAAAGTTACAATGTGTAACTATTATTAACATGAGTCGCAAATATAATAAAAGATCAGATTATTGGGATAAATTCTCTAAAGCTCAAGAAGGTCAATCTGAACCTCTCGACGCTCTTTTAAAAGAAAACTCATCAGAGCCTTCTTTGGTTGGTGATCCATTTTATCAACAAGAATCAAAGGCTTCGACTTATGAAAGAGGTGGGGCTGGAGAGTCTACTAATTTGCGAAGAAATTTAGCTTATATAGGACCAAAAATTTATAAATATGGCAATATCAGAGAAGGCTTATTGCCTTTCGAATTTTCAATAAATGGATATAATATCCGCGATGCAATTGAGCTTTGTCAAAAGGCTTATGCTAACGTAGCTATTTTTAGAAACGCAGTAGATATTATGTCTGAATTTGCCAATGCAGAAATATATCTTGAAGGTGGAAGTCAAAAAGCAAAAGATTTTTTTGCAAAATGGATGAAGTATACAAGAATGTGGAATGTCAAAGATCAGTATTTTCGTGAATACTATCGTAGTGGTAATGTTTTCTTTTATAAAATAAACGCTAAGTTTGAAATCGACGATTTTCAAAAGATTTTAGAAACATATGCATCGTATGATGGAGCATCATATAATACAGATATTAAATTATACAATTATCCAACTCCATATGATGTAAAGAATTTGATTCCTGTTCAATATATTCTTCTTAATCCATTTTATTTAACAACGAATCACACAAGTTCTTGGAATCAAGTCGTTTATCAAAAGATACTTTCTGAATATGAGTTAGAAAGACTTCGCTCACCAAAAAACGATCATGATCAAATGGTTTTTAACAGTTTAGATAAAGAGACTCAAGACAAGATCGCCAATGGGCAATGGGCAAGAGATGGTCTGAAGATACAAATAAATCCTACAAATATTATATATTCTTTTTATAAGAAGCAGGATTACGAACCTTTTGCTGTTCCTTTTGGATTTGCAGTTCTTGATGATATCAATTTTAAAATGGAAATGAAAAAGATTGATCAAGCTATTTGTCGCACGATTGAGAATGTAATTCTATTGATTACTATGGGTACTGAGCCAACGAAGGGCGGTATCAATCATAAAAATATTAAAGCAATGCAAAGTCTTTTGACCAATCAGTCAGTTGGTCGCGTTCTTGTTGCGGACTATACTACTAAAGCTGAATTCGTTATCCCAGACATGAATAAAGTATTGGGATATGAAAAATATAAAGTTGTAAATGAAGATATTAAAGAAGGATTGCAAAATATATTAATTGGATCTGAAAAGTTTGCAAATACAACAGTAAAAGCTCAGGTATTTTTTGAAAGATTAAAAGAAGCTAGAAAAGCTTTCTTGAATGATTTCTTGCAGCCAGAAATGGAATTAATATTCCGTAATCTAGGATTTAAAGGTAAATGTCCTATTGCTAAATTTGAGGAAGTATCCATTAAAGATGAAACTCAATTTAATCGCGTGGTCACGCGCATGATGGAGCTTGGTATATTACCGCCTGAAGAAGGTCTACGAGTTATTGAAACAGGTATTTATCCAACTCAAGAAGAATTGGGTGCTGCTCAGGCTAAATTTGTAGAAGAAAGAAAGAAGGGATTTTATAATCCAATTGTTGGTGGCGTTCCTGTTATTCCTCCACCAATGCCTGAAGTTTCAGGAGTCAAACCTCCAATTAAAAAGACTACCACTCCAAATGAAAGGGGTCGTCCAATTGGATCAAAAGCAACTGTTTACGCTAAAGATGCAATTGCTAAAGTAATGGATAAAACAAAAGATTTATATTCTATTATTGAAGCTGGTTTAAAAAAGAAATATTCTAAAAAATCTTTAAACGCTGAACAAAAAAAATTAGCTCAGGGTATTTCTGAAGCAATTATAATTGGATCTGAATCAGAAAATTGGATCTCTACTGCTACAGATGTTTTGAATAATACTGATAAGCTAGACAAGTTAAATATACTTAACGAAGTGCAAATAACTGCCAGCGAACATGATTTAGATACATATGCAGCAGCGCTTTTATATCACAGTACTAAATATTCTGTGTAAAATCTAATATTATGTTTCTTTATAGAACTAAATTTGACAATATAGTTACAGCTTCATTGAATTTTGATAATAATGTTTTATTGTCTCAAGCTTCATTGAATTCTCTTAAGTCAATTATACCTTCTTCAGTTAATTTGGAAAAAAATGTAGATTTAGTTGGCGCTGCATTTAACGCTGCTGTTGTTAATCGTTTTAATAAGAATGGTGATGGTATTGATACGAATACCGCAATTGCATTTAAAAAATATTTTATACATAAACCAACAAATATTGAACACAAGAAGCAAAGAGTAGTTGGTCACATTGTTAATTCAGCATTTTCTTCTTATGGAGAAAATAAAATTCTATCTGATGAAGATGTGAGAGGAACTCTTAGTCCATTTAATATTGCTTTGGCGGCTGTTGTATATAAAACAGTTGATCGTCAATTTGCTGATGCACTTGTAGATTCTAATGATCCACAATCAGCATTGTTTGAAAAAATTAGCGCTAGTTGGGAAATTGGATTTAACGAATATTACGTTGCAGTTGGAAGTTTAGATTTGAAGCAAGCAGAAATTATTACAAAAAAAGAACAGATAGAGGAATTTAAAAAATATTTAAAAGGCTTTGATGGTTCTGGTTTTATGAATGATGGTACTCCAGTATATCGTTTAGTTACTGGTCGTATTTATCCTTTAGGTATTGGCTTTACTACTAATCCTGCTGCTGATGTTCAAGGAGTTGTGATTGATGATGGAACATCTGCTATCGAAACCGAAGATGAAAACGAAACTGAAGATGAAGGCGAGATTGAAGAAATGGAAACTGAAGAAGCTGAGTCTTACGAAGTGAATTCTATAGAATTACTCAATTTGAATAATAAAATATTTTCACAAACAGAAAAACAACCTGTAAATATTACCAAAACTAAAATTATGGATTTAGAACAAATACTATCTGCATTAAAAACAGTTCTCGCTGAAAAGCAAGATACTGCAAAGTTTAGTGAAGAAGCTGTGGCTTCTATTTCAGCTAAAATCGCTGAAAGCATTAAACTAAAGAACGAAGAAATCAAGCTAGAAATCGAAAAGGCTGAAGTCGCTAAGGCTGAAGCTGTCGCTCAAGCTGAACAATTCAAGAAGGATCTTGAAGAAAACAATAAGAAACTTTCTGAGACTGCTGCCAAGCTCGCAGAACTTGAAAGCACAATTTCTGCTCAAGCTGCTCAAGAACTTTACAGTTCAAGAATGAGTTCATTAGATAATGATTACGATCTTGATGAAGTTGATCGTCAATTTCTAGCTAAAGAAGTATCTGCTTTGGCTAATACAGAAGAAGCTTTCGCTTCTTACAAAGAAAAGCTCGCTGTTCTTTTTAGACACAAGAGCAAAGCTTCAAAGCAAGATCAAGATAAGATTTTCCAAGAACGTCTAGAAGCCGAATTGGCTAAGAGAATGGGACAAGCAAAGACTCAACAAACTGAAGTTGTCGAAAAGACAGTTGAAGTTGAAACAGCTTTGGCTAATGCCAAACGCGAAGAGCCAGCTATACCCACTCAGTCAGTTTCTCCTTCAGATTCAAAAACTTCTTGGAAAGAAAGACTAGGTAAGGCTTTCAGTAAGGAAAATATAACAGTTAAATTTTAAAATATATGTCACTAAGATTATATCCATTCAGACAGTATAGCGACGTTGATGTTGTCAACATGTTCGCAAGCGACACTGTTGATGCCACCCCATCTACAAATGGTAATGGTTCAGCCGGTGTTTTCGTCAAGGTATCCGCTGGTAACTTGGATCTAGATCCAATTCAATACACAGCTACCGATATTACAAATACACTTGGTAAGGCAGATTATCCTTTCTTGGGTGCTGCTCAATACCCTGCTGTACCTTTGCAGTTCACTGCTGCCACTGCTGGTGTTCCAGTTCTAGGCATGACTCTTAATCAGACCCTAGCTGCTGATGAAAATGGCGAAAGACTTCTTTATAATCCTGTAAAGAGAGCTGAACTACAAGCTGTTCTCACTGGACAAGCTGTTCCTGTAGCTACTCGCGGTATCTTTACATTGGCGGACACAGCTATTGACTGGGTTGACGCTAATATGGTTGTTAATAGCCATCTTGTTATCTCAGCTAATGCTGGTAAAGTTTCTGGCCTATTGGCTAGTGCTGTATCCCCAATCACTGGAACCACAAGTATCATTGGCCGTATTCTCGGCACTGGTCAACGTGTTTCTCAGAATGGTAAGAGTGATTATTTTGCCGGTACTACTACTGGTAAATACGCTCTCGTTCAGTTCGACTGCACCACATCTTACGTTGTCTAATCTATTTAACTATCAAATAATATGAAAATCGTTTTAAAGAGAACAGATGAACAAGTTGAGCTAATCAAAGCTCTAG